TTACTCGTCCAGCAGAATCACTTTGCCGATATACGGCAGATGACGGTAACGCTGTGCGTAATCAATGCCGTAACCCACCACAAACTCATCCGGGATCGAGAAACCGATAAATTCTACCGGGACGTTCACTTCACGACGGGACGGTTTATCCAGCAGCGTACAAATCGCCAGCGACTTCGGTTCGCGCAGGCTTAAGATCTCACGCACTTTCGACAGTGTATTCCCCGAGTCGATGATATCTTCAACAATCAGCACGTCCTTGCCACGGATATCTTCATCCAGATCTTTGAGGATTTTCACATCACGGGTGGTGGACATGCCGCTACCGTAGCTGGAGGCGGTCATAAAGTCGACTTCATGAGATACCTGAACTTCACGGCACAGGTCCGCCATAAACATAAATGAGCCACGCAGCAGACCAACCAGCACCATATCGCTGCCGCTGTCTTTGTAACGCTCAGTAATCTGACGACCCAGTTCGGCGATACGCGCTTTAATCTCCGCTTCGGGGATCATTACTTCTACAATATGTTTCATGATTCACATAACCCACTGATTTTTGTCAGTTAAAAACAAATTTACACGTAGCAATTTATCAAAAGTGATACACCGAATGATATACGGATCGATACACAGCGCCACAATCTCAAAAAAGCACCAGCACAATTAGAAGGCCGCGAGTATACAACATCAGAAACAGGAGAGGGCAAAGCACGTAATAATTTTCGTTTTTCACAAACGCAAAAATTTGGCGAGGCTGGCGGTCCCGGCAACATGAAGCTACATAGATTTTGATCCCCTGCATGGTGATGATGCCCATACAGGGCTATTTCATTTCAACGGAACCGGTATGACGAACATGATCGCACCTTCTCCCGAAAACGGTGCGACCTCCATAGAGGAAATGCCTATTCAGATCCCCGGTGATTTTCACCATTCAGAATCTGGAGGGTGAGTTTTCCAGTTTTCCCCAATGGGGGATTCTGGAACAATCAACGGATTACGCCTTACCAGCAAAAAAGCACATCAACTGTAACGGAAATCGTTATGGCTGCTGGTGGGCCAAATCATCATTACGGTGATGCAGCTATGTAGACGTTCCGGTCTCCTCAAATCGAGGTTTCCGAAAATATCAGTGAGTTAGCGATTAAGCTGGCGAGTAATTAAACTACGAAAATTTCGTAGTTTGTGACTATCTGAAAGATAGTCGGTTGATCCGGCCTCAGCCGTTGGCTGTTCCCGAAAATATCAACGGGTTAGGCTGGTTTCCCCGATGTTCGCCGCTGGCGAATTTCGAAAATATCAACCAGTTACCGCCGTAACCGTTCCGGTTTCTTCCAGTGGTAAGTATTTTTCGCGCTCTCCCTCCGTTGCTGAGAACGGCGACGACATGCCAGCAACTCGAGAACTCTGGTTCGTATGTTGCGCATATCCACGCCGTTAAGCTCGATACCGTCACGGCGCATCACCTCAGCCACTACACGCGCGTAATTTTCGGCTACCACGCTGTCCGGCTGCATGGCCTCCTGTTTGCCTGCTGGCGGTCTGATTCCGGCAATCTGGCGAATCATTTTGAGCATTTCGGCTTCGGTCATTGTCATGGCCTCCGTGGTGATGGAAAACAATGCCGTAATTGTGGCGGGTCCTTCCTGGAAAATGAAATACCGGGGGTAGCCATACGCGCAATTCTTAACTGTTTATGAAAATTTTTCGGGAAAAGTCAGATCCGTTCTTCTTCTCTGTAACTCATTGTTTAATGGTAAAATCATCAAAAAAAGAAAGGATCTGACAGTGGTCATTTTGGGCCAAAAATGACGTTATCAGATCCTTTCTCAGTTTTGTTCAATAATTGCGCGGCTGTCACTCACCTTTCTGTTGCCGTAATTTCTCCGGCACGTTTCCGGTTGTTTCCATCAGGTAGTCCTTCAGAATGCGGGGCAGGTTATCGGCAGTTTTAGCGCACGCATTACAGACGCGTGCTGTTTCTTTCCTCAGGCCCTCGATCATTGCCGGAGTCATCGCGGGGAACTGCCTTTGCATTGTGAGCGGTAAACTATCCATGATCGAAGAAATCTGGCGCGCCAGACCACGAAGCGCATAGAGAACGAACTCAGTATCTGTAACTTCCCCCGTCTCTCTGGCGTTCTTCAGTTCCTGCCCGTCCGCCTGTGCTTTGGTAAGACGGTAGCGTTCGTACTCTGTTGTGCCTGGCTGTAAATCTGATTCACCAGCAGCACGTAAATCATCAAGCTCCCTGCGGAGTTTTTCGTTTTCGATGTCCTTCTCCCTCTGTGCATACCATTCGATCACCTGTGCAGAGTCGAAAGTCACTTCCACACCTTTACCCCCACCAGATACATGGGGAAGCCCTTGCGTTTGCCATCGTTCAATCGTGCGCGGATCGACGCCAAAAATCTTCGCAATATTATTTTTATTAACATTCATCTATCAATTCCTTATCAAAAACCAGTTCCGACATGAAACGCCAAAAAAACAGGATTTTTGGGCTTTATGATGTCGTATGTTTCTGGTGGTTGATTTTAATAAAAACAAACAGTTATGCGCGAGAAGTACCGACATGCTTTTTCCTGAAAAATTTTCATAAACAGTTAAGAATTGCGCGTACACGTACCCCCGGTGTTTCAGATTCCGGAAAGGACCCGTGAAAATTGGGGTGATCACCACCGTTCCGGACACAAAAAAAATCGCGAGGCCTTGCCAACCTCGCGAACGTTCATTTCAGTTACTTAACAGACAGCAACAGCTTTTCATCTTCGGTCAGTCCGGCGTTACCATCACCGGCTGCTGGCCCAACACATTTCGGGCTGTGCTTTTCCATGTACGCATCAAACAAAAAAGCCGTTTTCTTTTCCTGCATCATTGTCTGGGCATCCACAGTAGCCAATAACGTTTGTGCATAGGTTACTGTCATTGCTTCAGAATCACACTCAATCAGCTTACTGGTGAACTCAGGGTATTTTGATGCCAGCGGTAAAGCCTTGATACCCTCTATGCGCTGTTTATCACTCTCAGCCTTTGCAGTAAGCACCGTTCGGGCTTCTGTCAGTGATGCGCCATTATTCGCGAGATTTTCCGCAAGCGTCTGGTATTTCTGCGCTTCAGGCAGTGCCATGATCAATGCTCTGGTTGAATTTGCTTTCTCAGTCATAAATCACCACAAAATTATTGCCCTAAAGGCTGTACGGAAATACCGGAACCAACAAAAGCCGACACTTTTTTCTCGAACGTGTCCGCTGTATCAGGCCAGTTAATTTCATCGATATTAAAAACCCCGCACTTATAAACCTGTGCGCGGTTTTTTGTGGCCGTGTTAATGTCCGATATGGTCAGATACACCGCCTTACCGGGTGTACCGTCCCACTCAACCATCAGGCCTGCGCCGTTCTGCATCAGCGGAGTTCTCGCTTTAATTTCTCCGGCACTGGCAAAACAGGCCAGCGTGCTGACCAGTTCCTGCGTGCCGGAAAGTAATTGCGTGTAAGGTGTTGGCATACGATCCCCTTTATTTCACTTCGACGGTAACAAAGCGACCAATATCCACGGGTACTGGCTGCGGGGCGCTGTGCGTCTGCACGTATTCAATCGCCGGATCGCCCGGTACGATATAATTTTTCGGGTAGTACATCCCCTCAGAAAATCCCTCGCGTGCCGCGTCCTGATCCATGATGGCACCATAAGCAACAAGGCCTTTATTTTCGGTATTGCCGAAAACCATCATGTTTTGTTTCAGGAAATATTGCTGCTGCCCGTTTTCGTCGTCATAACGACCGGAATAAACCACGAGCGCCACATCACCGAGATACCCCTTGAAGCTGACAACGCCGCCCAAATCTTTTAGCGCAAGTTCAAGTGACGAGTTTGAACCGCGACGCGTGTCCAGGAGTTCGCGGAATCGACGGAACGAGCGCAAAATACGCCAGGCTTCGCCACCCATGACGATAATATTTACCGTACCTTCGGAAAAATCAGCGTAAGCCTCAATGTCGCTTATCGGATCAAACGTTTCGGCATCCTGTTTTGACCATTCTTTCCCGCCAGCCTGCGTAATATGATTGGTTGCGGGTAATCCCCAGTCAATTTCATAACGCTCAATGCCTTCGCCCTCAATAACGTTACGGCCTGTTGTGATGGCATTGACCGCCAGCCATTCAACACGCGCTTTGATGGCTGCAAGCTGTTTTTTCTGGCTGTCGTGAACCATTTTTACGCGGCGTAGTGCCGGGGAAGACTGACCATTGCCGATCTGTTCTCCAGCCATGCGCATGATTGTTTTAGTGGGATCAATAACGTGTTTGGGCTTCATATAACCCGGCGTGAAAGTGTTCGTTGTAAAACCTTTGTCACGCATAACCTGACTGCCTGACATTGGTGAACAAAACGGACTCATGACCACGTTTTCAATGTCCAGCGTATCAAGCGCAATATCTCGCGTACTGAACGTGGCGATATTCGGAAAAAACAGCGTCGTAAAGAGCGGATTAAATTTAAATTCCGGCACATCTTCGCGCCCGATATTTTTCAGTAGCGTTGGTGTGCTTACCAGTTGCAGCGCTGTCATTGCTCACCCCCATGAGGCTGATTCATGCCAAGCGCAGCGCGTAAATGGCTGCGTACCATCCAGCCGACTGACGGCTTCACCAGGCACAACGGATCAAGGCCGACTTTTTTTCCTGCCTCTGCGTTCTCCTCAAAGCGCGCATTAAGTGCGGCGATAATATCGGGGCTGATGTACACGGATACACCGCCCGGCTTCTGTGTTCCCATAAATGAGATTCCTCTTTGACTAAAAAATAAACATAACGAAAAGTCAGTCATGATTTTAATCATCATTGCATTTTTTGCAATGCAATTGACTGTTGTTGCAAATCATGAAATTATCACGCCGTGGTTTTATCACCCCAAACCGCATTAATGGTCATTGCATGAAATCCCCCGGAACCTCATCCCGGGGGATTTTTTTTGCGCACAAAAAAACCGGGAAAAATCCCGGCTTCTGTCACTCGTTGCTTAAAACGGTATGTTATCCCCGTACGGATCATCATTTCCCGCCTGTTGTTTTGCCCTGTTCAGTACGTCAGTAGCCTGGCCCTGCTGGCCTTTTTTGCCGCCCGGGCGCGTCGTTCGCGCACTGATTACACTGTCTGCGATAACCTGCCAGCCCTGCCGCGTTTCGCCGTTCTGGCCTGTCCACTGGCTTACCTGCATGTTACCCGCCACGCTCAGGAGTTCGCCTTTGTGGTGTTTTGCCAGTGCGTCGGCCTGTCTGCCAAACGCCAGGACGGATAACCACATCGTCGCCGTTCCGTCATCTGCCTGGCTGCATGGCAGGGGAACCGCCATACTCGCCATCGCCATTTGTGTTCCCTTGCTGGTGGTCTTTAACTGCGGGTCAGCCACCAGCCGCCCGTAAGCCGCTATCTGTGCTGTCATGCTGTCTGCTCTCCGGTTTTAACGTTGATGGTTGTCACCTGTTCCGCTTCGGCAATCTCCCGTTCGGTCAGCGTGGCAAAATTTGCCGCCGCCGTGGTCATGAATGCGCTTATCAGTTCGGGATGTGCTTTCGCGTATCCTTCCCCGGCGTGGCGGTCTATCGTTCTGATTGCCACCTTTAAGGCGTGCTCTGTCATGTCTAACGCTTTATATTTTGGTGCTGTCTTATCTCTGGTTTTTCTTGTCATGCGCCCACCTGTGCCCACTTTTTCTGCCCACTTTTCATGGTTTCCCACTTCGTCCCACCTGGGATTTTGTGGTTTTATATCGTACTGTTTCATAAGTATTTTTTTAGTGCCCACTTTTTTGGATGTATACACGTGGGAAAGTGGGCGATTTTGTTAAATTTCGGTTAAATTACCCACTATTCCCACTTTTAACGCCCACTTTTTACAGTGGGTGAACATCATCCCCATCGACGCAAATCACGCCGTCTTTTTCCAGTTTTGCTAACCATCGTTTAAGGTGTTTTGTGTCATATCCCAGCTTTTTCATGTCGTCACGTAGCAACGGGATCGTGCATTTATCACCATGCTGTATACGTGATCGGATACAACCCCATAAAGCCGTGTGATTTTCCGTCTTGTTCCCGGCCTCCTCGATGCGTTCCAGTTCAGCAGGGGCGCGGGGAACGTCAATCACCACCATGGACACAATCTCTTCGCCATCTGTATCGGTAAACACCTCCACGCTTTTAAGGTCGTATGCGCTTTCTTTTGGCTCCTCTGCGTCCTTCATCTTCGTACACGCCGCCACCAGTGCTGTAACGTCTGAATTTTCCCGGCTGATTCGGTACTCTGCATCCAGTGCGGCACGGAATGCGCTGGAACCACGCGCCCCCTTTGTTTCATCCTTGCCGGAATGGTGAACCACCAGCACCGTGGCCCCTGTGGCCTGCTTTATCGCGTCACACCCCTGGATAAATGCGCCCATATCACGGGAATCATTTTCATCATTCCCACCAAAGCAACGGGCCAGCGTGTCTATCACAATCAGCCGCACATTTTCGCCCGTTCTGCTCTTAACAAGTCCGGCAGTCCTGATAACCTGCTCCACATAGTCAGGCGATGCGGGAAAGACAGGCGCGTTAACGATGCACAAATCTGTAACCTCTTTTCCGTATGTTATCTCCCACGCCTTAACGCGGCGTTTTACGCCCATACTGCCTTCGCCAGCGATATAGATAACCGCGCCCTTACTTACCCTGCGGCCTCCCCATGCCATACCTGTGGCAACATGGCACGACCATGAAATGGCGAGGAACGATTTATAAGAACCGCTGGCCCCGTAGGTGCTGCATAATGATTCAGCCGGAATAAGCCCCTTAATTACGTAGCTTTGCTGCGCGTCGAATCCCTCAGAACCCCATGAGATGGGAAGTGTGATTTTTCGCTTTCCGCCATTCATGACCAGGCTTTCCCCACGTTCCCAGGTTTCTTTAAGGCGCGGTAGTTGCTCGCTCCAGTCCTCCAGTAATTCGAAATTCTCTGAAAGTAACCGCGCTTCCCGGACACCTGCGATCGCCAGTTTTGTGGCAATGGTCAGCATCTGCATATCGTCCAGGTTTCCGGCGCGTATGACCTTTGCTCTGTATCGTCCTTCATCAACAATCTGTAAATTGTCCAGTTCGCTTAACTGATAACGGCCCAGGTAAACCGGAGGGATGGGATCGCCTGCTTTTTTGGCCTGTGCAATCATGTAATGTTCTGCAAAGGAGTGAGCATTATCACCCGCAAAAATAACCGCCTCAGTGTGTTTATCTTTCGGTAACAGTTTTACGTTTGGTGCCAGTTTCATTTTTTACCTCTGGATGCGCTGAGCATGCTTTTTATTTTCTTAATATTTTCCCGTGCTTTTTCCCTGCTGGTGGGCTTACCGCGTGTTGCGTTCTGTACCAGAGAAAAATCACGCCGGAACTGATAAACAGGCATCACGCAGTCATAGCCGTACCCATCACGGCGGTAAGTAACACACCGTCCCGCCACGCTTTTAATCGTTACAGTGCCGCCGTATTTATCTTTGAAAATATCGCCGGGGCGGATTTCAGGCCGAGCGGGGCCGCTGGCAGTAAAGCCAGAATTTTTCTGTTTCATGGTTTTTATTCTCCGGTGTGATGCGTTTTATTATTCTCGTGAATTGCCATCACCGTATTTAATTCGTTAATTACTGGCGTTAATAATGTGTGCACGGCAGAAAACATCATGGGATATGATTCATCGCCATTTTCCGGCACTTCCATTAACTTAAGTAATAATGCCTCCATTTCCTTTGCGCGGATTAATGCATTCTCAGAATGAATAAGAACATCAAAGGGTATTTTATGCATGACTCACCTCCTGACGAATACGGGCGGCGAATACAGCGACACAACCGGACGGGCAACGGTTACGCGCTTCGCGTTCTGTCCATGCGGTGACGTGGATGATTTGAGATTCTCCGGCACTCAGTGCCAGAAAACGCCACACAAAGGCCGTTTGTGTGTGCGCTAGGCGTGGGGTATGCTGTCTTACAGCCATAAAACTACCTCTCATAACGGTTTGTGGTTATAAGCCCTGCCAGTGGTAACGACACTTGCGGGGCTTTGCTTTTTGCGCCGATTGTGTGTAATGTTTCATTACACATAAATACATTACATGAGGTGTAATTAACGTGTCAACTCACAAAAACGAAAGGCGTGGTAATCCTCCGTTCCAGTTCCGTTTAGATCCTGACTTACGGGAAAAGATGGAAAAAGCACAACAACAGGACGGCGATGATTCTCTTGCTGCCTGGATAAAGCGAATAATCCGCAAAGAATTACAACAGCGCGGTATCGAGCCAAAAGGCTGATAATCCACCAGCAAGCCAGCACACTGATCACATTGCCCACCAGCCAGCAAATCGCTATGATGTTCGGGCTTATGTTTAGTGTTTTCATTGGCGACCGCCCCCGGTCGCCTTTGTTTTATGTGTCATATACTCCCCCCTTATGCAGCTTTCTTACCGTACGGATTATTGACTTTATCTACAGCAGGTGGGTTACGAACCCACCAAAGCACATCAGAGAGAAGCCACGCACAGCTATTGCGCCCGAAATGACAACGAAGCGGGAAACGCCCTTCATTTTCCATTTTGAAGCGAGTTGAGCGCGACAGACTGGTGATTTCCTGGCATTCCTTTTCACGGATACGGCGATCAAATTCAAAACCGTATTCTTCAAGAAGCGCCCGGCGTTGTTCTGGAGTTGGGGGAATGAATGTAGTTTTTGTCATATTGCCTCCACTGTATCTATGCTTGCGGAGGCTATTTTGCAATCTTTAATACTGGATTAAAATACAGTAGTAATCATAGAAACATACTGATAATGCTTATAAATATATCAGTATGCTTAGGAGTATATGAGTAAGGCTTACTGCGACCTTTCACTCGGCCTCTTATGAGCATTACTTAAAATTGCTGCTATTTTTGTTTCTGTTTTTATTGGCAATTCACTATTAATGAACCAATCAGGTCTGGCGATCAACTCACGAGCCCAAGCAGAATAGTTAATCGTTCCATCGTTTTTTCTGCAGGTCTCATTAAAAGTATTTTGTTGCTCTTCTTTAAAACGCATAGCAGCCATTAAAATTTGCTCTCGATTTCTTGCATGTCTTTCAGCAGAATGGTGCACAATTTCATTGCCATTCATCTTGTGAGGTTCTACAGATTCAAAATTATCTGTTAGCGTAAAATAATCGCCACCACAGTCAAGAAGTCGCCTTATATCATGAGCGGTAATCCACAAGTCATTTATAGAAATATTATTCTTTAATATTTGATCGTCTTCTTCATCATAATCACTATCTTCACCAACCATTAAAAGTTGTACGGCAGGATTATCAGTTTCTGGATGACACGGGGTTAATTCAAAACCACTTAGGGAATACTCTCCAAAATTTTGTAGCTCTTCCAGCCCACTCCAAAGGCGCCACAATCCATAAGCCCTACCAATAGAGCTAAAGCATCCGTTTTCTGAGTCTTGACCGAATAAAGGCGCGTGTATAGTTTCATCTGTCTCCTCGTTATAATTGTATCTGAAAAGATGAAATCTGGAGTATTCAGTAATATTGTTCCCCATCAGTGATGTGGTCGATTTTGCATTTCTGGTATCAAACCAAGCAGTTGCAGACTTGCTATCAGTATTCATATATAAAACAGCGCGAGCATCAAATAAATTTAGGCATAAAGCTATTTTTTTAGTAACACCTAAATTCACGAGATCGCTAATCTCGCAACCCAGCAATCTTGATGCACGTTCAATGTTGCAATACTGAAAAGGAATTTTAATGTCGTTAGCCATTGCGCTACCCTCAACGCCCTAAATACTTTACGAGCCAGGCGGGTAGGGTTTCCCGCTTTTCGGTTGGCCGACCTATGCCCGTAATATCAGTTTAACCTCTATTCGATACAGGTAACAGCACCACATTTTGATGATTACCCGCCAGAAGTTCTAATCGGCCATACCACTTATTCAACGCATCCATTTTCTCAGGTAAGTACAGACTACGGTTATAAATAGCCATCACCCCCGGCAATGCATGACCAAGTAAAAGCTCTACAATATGTGGCGCAATACCCATATTATTTAAACCTGTAGAAAATGTTCTGCGCAAATCGTGAAGCGTCCATGGCTCATTATGATGAAAATCTTTGTATAGCCTACGCCCTTTAAGCGAAGCAGCCTGGCGGGAACGTTCTTCACCCAGTACAATTCCTGTTTTTCCCGTTTCCTTTTTTAGATCCTCAATCCATGGGCGAATGCCCTCTGGAATTGGACGAACTATTTTTTCACGAGTTTTGCTGTGTTCTTTAGGAACCGTCCAAATCCATGACTGAAAATCCCATTCACTCCACCGGGATAATCTTACTTCCATTGTTCGCGCCCCAAACAGCACAAGCAACTTAAGCAGACGAAGATAATAAAGTTGCTGTTCATCGCTATAAGTACACCGCCATACATCAGCTAACTCACTATCTGACAGCACCCTATCACGCTGCCCCGATGGTTGCCCTACATCCTGGATTGTCATAAAAGCCAGGGCATCACATGAGGCATAACGGCGAACCTTGCAGAATCTTAAGGCCTGTTTACAAATCTGGAACATTCGCCCGGCAGTGATTGGCCTGGACTGGTTAATTTCATCAAAACATGCCACCCAGTGACGCGTTTCACACCGGGATAACGGATAGTGGCCAAGACGCGGATAAATATGCTTACGTAATTGCGCCCGCACCAGTTCCTCGTCACTACGTTTTTTTCTTGCGTAATGAATTAGCCAATATTCAAGGGCATCATGGACAGTTACGGGGTTAAGGTTTTCTTCTGCGCTAAGTTCTAATTCAAGTCGTGGATTCAGCCCTTCCGCATACCATTTTCGGCATAGTTCCCTCTTCTCCCTAGCCATTTTCAACGACATGTCAGGGTAACGCCCAAGAACAATGCGCTCTAACTTGCTCCCACGCCCACCAAGACGATAAGAGAAAACCCAACTAATGCATCCCATCATGGATACTTTGATGCTTAATCCTTCACCATCCGCAATGGTAATTACTGAATCCCGCTTTACGCCGAGAAGCGATCTTAATTTTTTATCACTCAGTTTGTTTGTGCCAGCCAC